CTTCGGAGACCCATCATTTCTGATGACAACCGTTGTCGGAAATCTTAGTTTATAACGTGATTTTCAATAATCACATTATATTCTAAGGGGTGAGGGTCCTATTTATCTATCGTCCTTTAAAGAAATTTAAAGTACAACGAAAATAGGTCTTGCCATGTATCCTACACAATCTTGTACGCAAGACGATTTTAAAGTCTGGTACGGTTTACCGTGAACAGTTATTAACATAACTGAGGTAATGTGGATTACAAATAGGGAAAGTTAAGTGCTCGTCTTCAAGATTGAAATCTTGGACGTGCTTTTACTGTGAAGTAAAAGATAATACACCTCTAACTCTACTGTAGTTTGTATTGAAGCATTATACTAATGCGTAAAATACCCACTTTAAGATTGGTGGCCTTCAAATAAAAATAAATTATGAAAAGAATTAAATTCATTTCGTTATTTAAATTATTCAAAGATGATACATTTCAAGAATCTATGATATCTCTCAATAATTCTATTGAATTATTAGCACTTTACCGGAAATTGGGATGACGTATTGTCAGAACAATTTTCACAAGTAAAGTGAAGACTCAATCTCGTATGAGAACCATGTATAGGTTCTTCACTTTTATTCTTACTATGCGTAAAAACCATGGTGAAGAGTATACAGTGAAGTATCTCAAACTAACTCAACTCTCTATACAGAAGTGTATAGGAGGTAAGCCGATCAAGTCTCTAAGAGAACTAGATCCATCACTTTCATTTCCAAGAGTATCTAACTCTGGTTTACCATTAATTATTCCTCTATCTGATAGAAGAGCTATAATGAATCGATCAAAATCTTTAATAAGATTCTGATTGACTCTTTTTAGTCTCTATCGGATAGTGAAAATTAAAGGTTCACTTAAGTTAAATACTATAACAGATCCTTATTCAGGATCTGTCGAAGCTTTAGAGCGTGTTTCCACTGATTTGAAGTTTTTAAGCTTGAAATTAGTGTCTAGATTCTCTAAAACTATTGTAAATAAAGATATGGGTATATCTTTAATAGAAACTTCGTCTCCGACTCACAAAGTAAGTTGGGCCGGGGTTGTGTCTGATCCACTTGCGTTAGCAAGGAATGGATTAGCCAAACCCATATTAGAATACATGACCGAAATGGGTTACTCAAAATTGTTAAAATATTGAGTTTCCATTTTCCGGTATGCTAATCTAATACATCATGAAAAGAATATCTTTAAAAAGATTTCTAAAAATGATCAAATAGGCCAACTTTCTATGAAAGAGGAGGCTGCAGGTAAAATAAGGGTTTTTGCAATGGTTGATGTATGGACTCAGTCCGTACTTAAACCATTACATTTAGCCTTGTTTAACTTTCTTCAGTCATTACCTAATGATGGAACTTTTGATCAAACAGCATCTTGAAAGAGATGTATTGATAAAGCAAAAGTTTCCGGTCATTCTTTTGGTTATGACTTAAGTGCAGCAACGGATAGACTTCCAATTGATTTACAAGTTGCCATTTTATCTTCCTGAATAGGAGAAAAATGTGCAAACTTATGAAAACAATTGTTAGTCGGCCGAGACTACCATCTTGTC